GGATCCAAAGCCTGCCCCTTTCCCGACTGGCCGATCGTATCATTGCCAGCGCTCCGTCGGCCGGTGGTGCGGCGCGTGGTGAAGGTTCGGTGCTCGGAGGCCTGGGCCGCATCCTGGACGGGGATTAAGATTTTTCTTTTCCGCGCGGAAAAAAATCTTGCAGCCTGAAAAGAATTCAGGCAATTATACAACTCCTCTGAGGGGGTTTAGCTCAGTTGGCAGAGCGCTAGATTTGCATTCTAGAGGTCAGCGGTTCGACCCCGCTAACCTCCACCAGAGGGGATTACCCCGCATTTCAGAGACCACTTTGAAAGGCTTTTGGTAATCAAAACGAAGGCTTCCGCCTTCCAAAATCGGGTTCTGGTACACTATTTTTAGGTACTGAGCCCGTTTTTCATTTGTGGCATTTTTCCACAATGATTTCACTTGGGTACAGAGTTCTAGTATCTTTTTGACGGCGTTAATGCCGGAGACTGAAATCTGCACTTGGGCTTCTTCGAGGCGCTTCAAATAGTCCGACCGTTCTGCTCGAATTCTTGAGCGCATTCGCCCTAATCCGTCGCGGTCCAAAACTCCTTCGAGATACGCGTCACTGGCGTTATCGTCTTTCTTATCGAGTTCAGAGAGCGCCAAACTGAATTGTTCGATCTGCTGCCTGATCGCGGCTTCGGTTCGGACTTCGTTTTCTTTTAATGCGGCAATAATATCCTCTGCAAACTTGGTCGTAATTTGGATCCCTTCAAGCGAAGGCTCAAATGCTTCGAATATTTTTTCTTCCCGAATCGATAGGCCTTTCATGCTTTCATGAATAAAGCGCGAATTGCTGCAGTGATAGTATGGATATACTTGTTTCTTTCCCAGTGTCCTGTTCAGCTTGGCTTTAGGCTCATAGATGATAACCATGCCGCAGCCTTCTATCCCACAGCGTATCCAACCTGAAAAGAGCCCATCCCGAGATAAAGGGGCTGGAGTAAAATACGGTGAAGTCCAGCTATCCTTTACCCGCTTCAAAATGTCCTTCGGGATAATCAGCTCATGTTTTCCTTTATACTCCTTCCCCTTCCATTCAAAGTATCCATGATAGAATGGATGTTTAAGCCTCTTTTCAATAGAGTTGGAATTGTAACTTTTGATCCGATGGGCCGGTACCAAGCCTTCTTCCAACACCTTGTCTCTTATTCGCTCTACACCAAATCCCATGGCCCGCAATTCAAACTCTCGCTGGACTTGTCTTACGTTTGCCTTGTTGGGATCGGGAACCATCCTGGCCATACCCGATTTCATTTCGACGCCGTCCTCGTTCACAAATCGACGTGAAACGTAGCCGAGAATTGGTTTGCAATGTGGCCACCAGCCTTGTTCCGCTTTTGCGATAGTTCCATCATTGACCCTGACAGCGTGTCTTTCGACCGCATCCTTGCTAATCAAACCGTCGAGATGCCTGGAAAGCATCTCCATTTGTGGGGTGTTCTTCCAATAAACCTTTCGATTTCTGACGTGATGGACAACGATTTTGCCTTCTTTTATCAACTCGTCATTTCTTTCAAGGTCAGTGGCATTTCTTGCCTCCCGATCGCCAACCCAAAATATGATGTGCTTTATCTTGAATTTCAGCGCTTTTTTGATTGCCTCATGATATCCGGTTCTCTTCTTCGAAGTTCTCGCTGATTCAACCAGCTGAACGATTTCAACTATGGTGAGCTGTCTTTCACGACAGTACTTTGTGATTTCTCTTTCCTGATGAGCAAGCGACGTATTCTCTTCCTGTTTACGGCTGCTCACACGAACAATGACAATGGCATCGCGATTCGTTTCTTTTTTCCAGTCCCATTCCATAAGAGAACTCCAAAAATATCTCATTTCGACACACGCTATATAAAGGGCGTGTCAAAGAATGTCCACTCCATAACTGATGGAAAAGCTTCAAGTTTGGACAAAATGCGCCAAACTATCGACCTTATGATACGACTTTCGGGCCCTGGTAGGTCTGCTCATTGGCCATTTTAATAAGGATTCGTACGGCATCGACAACGCGGTAAAACTCGTCCCGGTTTAGCCGTAACAGTTGGCCATCATGATATTCGTATTGCTTAAAAGACTTCTGCTCGCCTGAAACTGTCTCCACGCTCCCTGCTGCTTCTGAGCGAAGGAAATCCATGAGCTGAAGCTTATGGCGCTTAATAAGCGTGACCCGATCGGGAGGCAAGACCTTAGGGTCGCCAATTATTTTTAGATCGCCACCGAGAATGCATATTTCGATATTACTGTCGGCAAGTTCAGAAAGGATTTTCTGCGGCGTCATACGATAATCTCCATGCGATTATTGGGGGATTCGAAATTTGTTTGAGGAATTCTGATCTGATCCATAAAGGGATGCCCCCTTTTCCTTTCATTAAGGGTGTACATGCGGGGGTCGGATCGAACACCATCACCGAAGCACTCGATCACACTTTCATCGCACAGTTTTGAAAGCGATTTAGCGATGACATCTCGGCGACCAACCACTTCCTGGTAGATCTCAGACTGGGAGCATGGCACTCCACGAGATTTCAGGAACGCCAATATCCGTTTCTTCATGCGCGCTATGCTTGCTGATTCGTTCATGCATGCCTGGATAAAAAAGACCCTGTATGCATTCCAGCGACTGGGTGAATATTAAACACTTGTGAGAAATGATATGCTCGAACAGTAACAAGTCATTTCCGACAGCAAATCGCAACGGCTGTGCCCCTAGCCTGAGGAGAAATTCCAGACTTCCAAATCCATTCGCAGAAATGGAAAAGTTCCTCAGATAAGGTGGCTGATGACTGCAGCTGCATTCCTGTAGCGCCAGTCACAAAGCAGCCTCCACCCAACAGGATTTCATCTGTATCACATGAGGCGGATATTTCCGCTCGCCATAGAAGCTCAATTTCCTCGGTCACGGATCTACAACTTGATATGCTTCCATTTGGTCCTTGAGGCCCCGCTGCACCTGTCTCACCCTTCGGCCCCTGAGGTCCAGTCGCGCCAGTGTTTCCCTTGTCACCTTTGGGCCCTTGTGGACCAGTTTCTCCCTTAGGGCCTTGCGGACCTGTTGCTCCAGTATCTCCCATGTCCCCTTTGTCTCCCTTGGGACCTGTTGGTCCAGTATCGCCTTTCGGACCTTGCGGACCCCGGAGAGTTTCAAGCGCAATTTGGAATTCTCCGCAGGAAATTGCACCGTCCTGGATTGTGCATCCGGCCCCTGACTCCCCTTTGTCACCTTTGATCCCTCTTGGGCCTTCAATTCCCTGTGGACCTCGAAGCGACTCTATGGAGATCTTCTGACCTCCGCAGACGATGTTCCCATCCTGCATTTTGCAGGATTCACCTGGGTCACCCTTGGGACCGACAGGCCCAATAGGACCTGTATTTCCAGTTTCACCTTTGGGACCTGTCAATCCCTGCGGACCCCTCGCTCCTTGCGGCCCCTGTGGTCCTGTATCACCCTGGTCACCGTTGGGGCCACGCAAAGTCTCAAAGCTGATTTTGTAGTCTCCACATACGATGAACGAATCTTCAACCCTACAGCCACTGCCTTGCGGTCCCTGTGGACCAGGAATTCCCTGCGGCCCTTTCATGTTTTCCACAGATCCGAGCCATTCTCCGGTTTCCCCAATAATAGGCCGCCCGTTGACATAAAGGGCATTGACGTTCGTCTTACCTTTGATATTGGTATTGCCGTTGTCCACATTGATAATCATTGCCGGTGGACAATCGTCAGGGGTATCGCATCGTCTGACCCCGCGAGGTTTTCTTCGGATGACGATGGCACGCCCCCCGGTTTCGTTTACATATTCATTTGAGGGCAGGATATTGAAATCGACATCAATCCGATCATTTGGAAATTCCCCTTGGGAAAGCCCAATCTCTGCTACGAACGCAGCGAAAATCATGGCCAATAAACAAACTTTTCTAATCATTAATCTCTCTTCTGTTCGATAAAATAGGGGGCCATATCTTTAGCTGACTTTCACATGGTCTCTCCCTTCGAATTCGACTCGGCTCGTATAGGCATTCGGCTCCAGTACGTGCTCAGCACTTTTTGAAAGCCAGAGGTCATCAATCCCTTCGCCAAGACCAACGACAACGAATTTTCGCTCGGCGAATGCATCAGGGTTCCCCGGCACCGTCACCGAAAGTTTTTCATCGGACGTTTTGAGTTTCCTTATTTTTGAATCAGCCGCTTTGCGGGCGTCCTTCTCGCTTTTATGGTGAAAGCGAATATCAAAGACCCTTTCCTCTGTACCGACCAGAACCATCCCTTTCCTGGCTGCTCGCCTGTCCCAGAAGCTGGCTTTGACACCTGTATAGGACATATCCGCCCCGGTGTATTCATAGTCGATAAACTTCGTCAGACGCAGAGGCTCGATAACCTTGCCACTTGAACTTTCTCCAGACCCTGATTCGGAGAAGATGAGAAAGCCTCCATGAGCCTTGACGACCGCATGATAGCGCCTACCAATTCGGGTCAGAAACGCGAGATCACTTTCGCTCTGATCTTCATGCTCCAGTATGACTCCAGAAAAAGAACGTGAAACCGCTGATCTAAGCCCGTGCCTTCTGGCAATCGTCTCCACAAGATCGGGCAGGCTTATCCCTTCCCAGGACTGCTCCCTCTGCGACTTTAGGGTTTGAATCGAGTGAATGGGAAAGGCGTCTATTTTGACTTCATGTGGTACGCCGCGAGCCGAGATGCTGCGGACAGCAAAAGCTCCCATATCCACGAGCCGATCCTCGTAGCCCAGAGAAATGTCGAGCTGCTGACCTCTCGTTGGCCATTTAAAATAGGGCCGGTTCGACAGGACCAGCTCCAGGTTGTCACTCCTGACGCCAGCCTCATCTTTCACGGAAAGGCGGATCAACCGTTTCCCTATTTCCTCGGTTTGGTCTTTTCCTTCGATCAAAAGTTTGAATGCCGGCTTCAATCAAAGAGCCTCGTGATTTTCACCAAATCCTGCGGTTTTTTAACTTCGGGAAGCCTCAGAACGAGTGGACGATCAAGCGCAAGGACACGACCGGAGTTATCGATGTCGTCCATCGCCTCTGGATTTTCCCGCAGCACAGCCTCCACAGAACCGTCCGTGAAACCATAGATTTCAAGACATAGAAGGTCAATGTCATCTCCTTCGTTCACTTTACGCAGCAGCATAACTCTCCAATTCAATTGTGAAGTCAATTTTTCTTGGCGTTCCGTCGTCATTGAACTGAGTTCTGCTTTCCTTGATAGAGGTCACGATCCAATCTCCAAGATTTTCTCCGATAGCAGTGTCAGCATAGATCAATGGATAAGACTTTCCCTCAGCAGCCATGTCACGGAGCTTTTTCAGCTGCCCAAGGCCACCACGAAAATATGGATAGATGGAACCCTGAATCTGGATCTTTTCGCCATCAGGCGCAATCCACTGCCTTACCGGGTGACTGCCAATGATCTTGAGCTTTGCCCAGTCATAGGAGGAGTCCCGCTCAAGTTTTTGAAAGGGAACGCCGTGGGTTTCAAAGAGAAAGGAACCAAGCCTGGCAAGGTAGCTCTTGCGGATTAAGGAATAGCTTATAGGGCACCCACCGGGTCAAGATTGGTGCGGCTTGTTTGCCATTTGAAGGGTTCACGAACACCCTTCTGCACATGTTCGACGGCCTTTCGTGAGCCCTCATCGTTACTGAGCATGTGAAACTCGTTCTTCTGGTTGACGACCTGAGTAAGATTGCTTGAACTCGCTGTTGGGATTGGTTGCGCTAAATTGCGTGGAAGGGCCGGTCCATAGGCCGTCAGATCTCTTACCGGGAGCTTTCGACCATCCGTGAGTCTCAGCTCAGACTTTGAATCCGACGAAAAGATGCCCGCGATCATTTTGAAGTATGGTTTGACCTTGTCGGCGAACCGTCGGAAATAATCGGAAACCTTGTCCCAGTTGGCGACTATAAACCCCAAAGGCGTTAGCTCCACGAATGGTTTAATTGCATCCCAAACCGTTTTGACGATCGGAGTGATCTTCTCAAAAACTTTTGCCAGTTTGCCTTTAATGGAATCCCAATTCTTATAGACATAGACGGCTGCCGCTCCAAGGGCGACTGCTGCGGTTACTGCAAGCCCGATAGGGCTGACGCGCATGGCAAGGTTCCAGACGCGCTGTGCCAGAGCTACGAATTGAATGGACTTTGCAAGATTCCAGATCGAAGCGATGGCGGTTCCAGCTCCGCTTGCCATGGCTCTCAATGCGGTCCTGCTTAGCGCCATTGATATGGCCCAGCCCTTTTTCATGATGCTGGCAAAATTGATGACGCCCGCCAGGGAACCCATTGAAAGCTTGAATCCGATCAAAAGAGCTTTGTTGGCAATGAATCCCGCCGCCAGATATCCGAGCCATTTCGTAAGATTCTGGTGCTCCCCGATCCATAGGGCAAACGACTGAATCATGGGACTCAGGCCCTTTAGAAGTTCCGCCAGGGTCGGCAGGAAGATGCTGCCGATAGCGATGGCCGATTCCTCGACCGAGGACTTCATGTTTTTCAGTGCGCCCCAGGTCGTATTGTTCAGCTTTTCGGATATCTCTGATGCAGAGTTCGTCTTTTCCAGATGTAAAGCCAGCTCAGAGAAACTTTTTTGGCCTTTGGCAGCCTCCTCAGACAGCCGCCGGAGCTCATCGCGCGATCTGGAGAAGATAAGGGCCATACTTTCATCACGATTTGACTGAGGCTCACTTTCGAGGGTCTTAAGGACATCACCAGTGATCTCTTCGTTTGAGCGATTCTCTCCAAAGTAGCCTTTTTGTGGAATCCTGAGTCTCTTCAGTTCCGCCTGCGCTTTCTCGCTGGACAGATTCAACTCAGCCGGGAGGGTTTCCGTGGGAAGACTCTTCCTGGGAAAGACAGCATTGAAGCGCGCTTCAAATTCAGCGCCTTTGACTCCGGCGAAAATCTTTGGGAGTTCCGATGCAATCTGGGCCTTGGACATCCCTTTCCTTATGGAAATTCCAAAGGCCTCGGCCAGGGGCTTAAGCCGATCGGTACTGGCATTTTTGAGTTCATCGACTGCCGTACGAAAAGCAGGAGCCATTTCCAGTTTCCTGATTTCCAGGTCAAGCACACCGGACTTTTTTGCCTTGATAAGCTCAACCGTTCCAGCTGCGGCTTCCTCGCCACCAATCTTTTTGATCTTTTCCATCCGCTCGGCTGTGCCGAACCTGTCCAACGCCTTTGCGATATCACCCAGAATCACCTGAGCACCGCGAAAGTTATCGTTCTTATCCCGCGTCTTGACCCCTAACTCATCAAGCGCCTTCTGGGCTTCAGCAGGTGGTGCTGAGAGACGACTATAAAGAGAACGAAGGGCTGTACCGGCCATCGAATCCTGAATGCCCACGTTGCCCAGCACACCAGCCGAGGCACTCATCTCTTCGATAGTCGAACCCAAGGCCGATGCGATCGGGGCGACGTATTTCATGGTTTCAGCCAGGCCGCGAAGCGTGGCGTTTGATCCCACGAAAGTAGCCGTCAGGACATCCCCGACTCGGGCCATTTCTGATGCGTCAAGACTGAAGCCTCTGAGCATATTGGAAGCCATGTTTGCTGTTTCAGCCAGATCGGTTTCACCAGCCTCGGCGAGTTTCAAGGTGGCCGGAAGCGCGGACTTAATTTCCCGTGGGTTGAATCCGGCCTGACCAAGGTAGGACTGCGCATTGGCAGCATCGGTCGCGGAGTAGACAGTATCCTTGCCAAGATCCCTGGCAAGCCTAGCAAGTTCAGCAACTTCCTCGCTTGTAGCCTGCGTAGTCGCACCAACTTTTGCGATGGCCTGCTCAAAATCACCCGCAATTTTTATCGGGGTGGCAAGAGCCGCTGCGGAGGCTGCAAGGGTGTAGAAGTCTGAAATTGCCGAGCTCTGAAGTTCTCTCGCCCTTTGTGCCAGCATACGGGAACGGCTGACATCAGCATAAGCATGCTGATTCTTTGTCAGCTGAACGCCGAGCTTTTTCTCAGCGTTCGTCAGCTGATTGACGTCATACCCGGCATCGGTCAGCTCTTTTTCATACTGATCAACCCGGTCTTTCGCTTTTGAAAGTGCGGACGATGTTATATCCAGCGACTTTGTGGATTTGTCGATTGCCTTTTGGTGACCGCTCACTGCAAGAGTCGCAGCGTTCAGCTGATTTTTTTCTTCAGCGTAAGCAGCGGAAGATTTCTGTTGGCTTTCCCTGGCAAGATCAAGCTTTTGACGGGCCTTATCAAGCTCAGCTCCAGCCTCCCGGAGAGCCTTCTTCTGCTCATCAGTTTTGGTCCTGTTTCGGCCAAACTCTGCCGTGAGCATCGAAAGCCGCGCCTTGGCTGTCATGTGGCTATCAGAGGCTTTCTGCACCTCACGATTGGCCTGCGTCAGCTCCTTTTTGGAATCCGAAACGGCCTTCTTCAGACCCGAGTGGGCGGTCTCGGCTGCCTGCAGGTCGCTCTTCAGCTTGACGATTTCAGCGTCGTACTTTCCGGTATCTCGCGTGAGGTCCAAAACCCTCTCACGAAGAACCTTCAGGGTCTGAACACTTCCGGCTTGGGAGCTGAGCGTTCCAATAGTCTGCTTCAGGCTTGAAAGGCGATGTTCCGTAGTGGAAAACGCGTTCTGGAAAGCCTGCCCAAGGGCAGCTCTTATTTCTATGTTAACTTGCCTTGCGGTCATCCGAGATCCCAGCTGCCGGTTTGCGTGGACTCTGCTCCCTTCCCAGGCGCAGCCTCCTTGTCATCTTCTCTCAAAGCTTCGAGCCAGTAGATCAGCTCATCTTCCGGCATCTCAAGCGTCTGGGACGCGGTGAACCCGTACTCCCTGTGCATCAGCCTCACGGCTCTTGCGATTTCGATCTCGCCGCTTGAAAGAGGCATCCGCAGATTTTTTTTCCGCTCGCTTCTCAAGGAGAGTTACGACGTGTTGCGCTATCTTTTCAAAGTCTTCGTCGCCGACCTGGTCGAAGATGTCTTCGTCCATGTCGCAGATCGATGCACAGAGTGACAGCAGGTTGTCTGTCTCGGAAAGCGATCCAAGTCTTTCGATCAAGCGCCGTTCCTTGACCCGGATCCGGTCAGAGGTTTCTATCTCTTTGTAGTTGACACTTTTAAATGTAAACGGTGATTCAAGAACCAATTTCAAAAAGAAAATCCTAGATCAGAAGGTTTTGACGGGTTACTGCGTTCTGGTCGATTGGACCCAGGAACACGATACCGTTGGGCATATCGATATTGACGAGCGGGACTCCATTGCGGTTGAGGGACCATCGCCATACTGCGAGTTCAATGGATTGCATGGCAGCTTTGATGTCGCCTGCCTTCCACGTTCCCGCTTCGATTTTCTTAATCCAACCGGATAAGACGCAGACAACAGGCTCAGAAGATCCTGCGGGAACCTTGACACTTCCTGTCACGAGGGCTGTAACAAGGCCCGTCGAGTTGAGGCCAGCGGCCAGGTAGGCTTCGTAGGTTTGCTCCAGGACCTTAAAAGTCGCTGTCAGCTTTTCAAGCGTAACAGGGATCTCAATGGCGCCAGGCATCCCGCCCAGCGTGATTTCTTCAGCCTTCCAGCTGAGTTGGGGAATGACGATCTCTTCGACTTTCCCACTAAAATTTGAACCGTTGAATTGAACGGTTGCATTCGTAAGTACAGCAGGTAAGAGCAATTGGAATCCTTAAGCAGCGTTCGCGGAAGTGGCGACCTGTGTGAGAAAATCCGAAGTCACTTCCTCTTCAAACGTGAGGGTTTCGGACACTGGTGTAGGGGTAAAGCGATAAGTAAAATATGCCCTGCCATCGAACAGAGCTTCCGGTGTGTTCTTTGCTTTGTTTGGGACGCATTCGCCGCCTGCAATGGCTCCAAGGCCCATCAGGTATGCGAAATAGCTATTAACGCTCGCAGCGACTGTCTCAAAGTAGGTGGCGGTGAGTCCCTTGGCGATTGCCCACTGATGACTGATGATTAACGCCTCTTTCACCGCATAACGGATCCTCAATTTCTGAATTTGGTTGGAGGTCAGGTCAGTCTGGTCGCCCGTTCCTCGTGCTCCCCATAGACGAAAGCCCATGGCCCTTACGATCGTTGACACCTGCATGGCATTCAGCCTTTGGCCGAGCGACTGAGGATCGTCGAGAGCGAACGAGATCGGAACGCTGGTTCCAACGATTCCCTGAACTTCCCGATTGGACGGGGACTCCCAGTAGTTGATGGATCCCAGCAGACCGGCCACGTATGGACTTGCGGGAACATCCCGATAACCCTGTCCCTCCGGGATCTTCACCTTGGGATACACCATGTAGATACCCTCATCACCATTGATATCCCGGTAGTCTTTCACTTTCGTGCCATCAGCAGGGCCGTCAACAACCCCAACGCCATTCAATCGACGAGCGGTCTGGGCCAGCTTTTTAACTATGGGGTCGGCTAGAATCGCAAGGGGTGTTTCCGGGTCAATGACAACAGTCCCCGTGTGTCCACCCACAACAAGAACCTTGGGTTTGATGCCGGTGACGGATTCTGCGTCGAGCAATTTCTCGATGGCTGACTCGATATCTTGAGTGGACTCAGACCTGGCCTTGACGATGACGACCGTAGGATTTCCCTGCTCGTAAATTCCTGTCAAAGAATCATAGAGGGTGCCTTTGGGCTCACCCGACTCATGAATTGCAGCAAGAGCCTCTTCTTTGGAAAAGAACGCTACCGGGACTTCGTCCTTGACGCTACTTTTGGAATGGGGAGCTGTGCCGACCGCTCCGATTGCACTTTGGTTGGGCGTGCGAATGATCCTTACCTCTTTGGTGCCGGATACAACCACGATCCCGTGAACATAGCCTTCAGACATACTTGACTTCAAAATCTCCGTGAAAAATGCGTGTCAGTGTCCCCCGTGCGGGGACGGACAATTCCAGTGCTGTGATAATGGCTTTAAGCTGGAGCTGGCTTGGAACAAGTCCAGGATCAAGCTCATAGGTGGTTGGTGAAAGACGGCGGAAGGTGAAGTTTTGAATTCCGATCCACGAAAGGGCCATTCGTATGGACTTGAGCGTTCCCCGACAACGAAGGAATTCGCTCTTTTCCTGAAGCAGCTTTCGGATGGAGATTGCATAAGGAGCAAGCTTTTCCAGGGAACCTTCAACAAGGAGGGCCTCGGTAAACTGTCCGCTATCCCCGCCGTCGCGGATGGCCAGCATGCGCTGAGGAGTATAGGCTGGGAAATAACGCCGGATATGATTCTCGATCAAGTAAGCCGTTCCAATGCCAATGTGATTTTGCCAGGGCTTGGGTATTCAATCGCGCGTGTCGGTGAATCCGGTGCATCTGAAATCGGGGTTTTAAGTTTGACGGCATCAACTGCCGACGTATGCAGCTCTTTGGTTATCCAGGAGACGGAAGGCATCCACCCGAGCCGCAGCTCACGTTGCCAGGCCAGGAGCAGTGATTTCTGAATGGCGTCGAGCGCGCTCTGTCCGTAGCCAGGTTTAAGGCGAAAGTCCGCCTGAATATTGACCGTCACAGAGTTTGCAACCCTGACTTCCACGTCGTCCAAGGCGGGCTTCACGGATTCCCTGGTGAGATATTCAGCGACGGCCTCGGCAAGACTTCTTCCAACTGCGATGTCCTTGGAACCCGGCAAAATATAGACGACGACCTTGCCACCCTCGGGGCGTACTGCTGCATCCAGCACTCCATGAACTACATCCCCCACCTTGAACCGCCCCGATAGTATTGCCAGAGCGCGGTACATTTCACGGGATCCCGCAGGGGATGAAGCTCCGATAGCCAGGAGCATGCGAGAAAGAAAGTCTGCAAAGTTTTCTCCATCACGCCGCTGCCCCTGAAAGATAAACTCCAGTTCACTGGAAAGGGTGACAAGCTGTGCGAGTGCTGCATGATTAATCTTTTGCCGAATGATCAGCTCGGTGTAAGCCAGATCTGAAAGTATCTGGTATATGGGATCAGAGGGCTGCGGAGTTTCAAACTCTGGCACTTCCCTGCGGTAGGTTTCCGTGAAACGGGTGAGTTTATCCTGAAAAATTTCACTGTGCTTCAAATCTTCAATCAAAAGGGGGATCTGCATGCTCAGCCGTCCACCTCGACCAGACTATCCTGCCAAACAATGCGGACCTTAAGCTTGACCCTGGCCTCGTCCACGGAGGGCTCGACAGATACAAGGCGTACCGATGGAATGGCCCGCTGGATCCCATCTCTGATATCGGCTGTGAGGTTCAGGAGCCATTCGCTTGTGATGCTTTTGTCCACATATTGCATAAGATCAAGACCGAACCAACGCATCATGGGGATCGAGCCTTTCTGCGTGCGAATGATTCGGCGAATGCATTGCTGGACGTAGGGCAATCCCACCAGGAGCTTTCCGGTTTTTTGGTCCATCCCCATCATTGCAGTTTGCCTCCCGAAAGAGGACCGCCACCGGAAGGGCATGCACCGACAACCAGGGCATTCTTTGCAATGTGAGAGAGGATGATCGCAGCCATTTTTTCCCAGGCTTCGTTATAGTCCTTGACGTTTTTCATCACACTTTTGAGTTCAGAAGCGAGGGCGCTTTCAGATCCTTGCAGCGGCATGTCTATCCAACAAATGATTCCAGGTTCTCCTTCAAAGGAGGAAGCCGGGTTGCGTTGCCGATGGATTCCCGATCACCCATCATCGTAGGGGTCTTGCTGGTCGCAATGATTTCAGCCATCTCAGCCAGCGCAGGTATCAGGCTGCAGGTGCCGTTTTTTATCTCAGCCTTGTCCGTTTCAAAGGAAATGGCCGTTGCCTTCACCTGGATCTTAAGACCATCCTGCTTTGTGAGTGAAAGTATGTTTGACGCGGAGTCATAGCTTATTGAGAATCCATCGCCAGTCTCAGTCACAAATAAATCAGCCAGTTCAGAAGGCTGATCGAAAGTGTCAGAATAAAGCCCACGAAGTGCGCATCCGAGTGTCAGATCCCCACCAGGGGAAAGCACCATGCACTGTTCCCCCACGACTGGCGGATCCCAGCTTCGGGACTTTCCAGCCGCTCTTGCGAAAAATGGAAGCCAGTCAGTCCTGATATCACCTGATTCAACACGAACGAGGGCCTTTGCAGGATCGACCGCCGATATGCGGCCATAGCGGAGCACATTCGCCAGCCGTCGGGACAGTTCACTCACTTCGGCCAGAAGTTCATCGAATCCCATCATGCTCCTTACGCTACGGCGTTCAAACTAATCATCGCGCCTGTTCGGGGTACAAGATAGTTGATGCGATACACATGCTGTGCGGCAGCCACGACATCAACACCATCGCCTTCGACCACAAAATGAACCGACACAAGATCAATCTTCCGTAGAACCTTCGATAGCGATGACCCGAGCAGAATGGCTTCAAGTTCGTCGGATAGGCCGTAAATCTCATCTTCGGGATCAAGGCTGGGAATGATCCCAACTTCCACCCGCAGCTCCAGCTCGCGCTCCGTGTAGACGTCCTTGTCATCGAGTACCTGCTCACTTGGAAAGTAGATCAATGCTGCAGGAAAATCGGCGGATTCAAGAGGCGACGTCCGTGCGCTGAACCTCTTGATATTGAGCTTTGACTGCAAGAGTTTGCGGACTTCGTTTCTTATTTCCTTACGGTTGTTCATCAAAACTTTCCGATGGCAAGACTATCGCTTCCAGGCTTCACTCGTTCAAGATCCAGCTCGACCACACCGACCCCGCTGACGAATGCCTCCTTGATGATGTAGATAACCCCGGTTTCAAGGCGCCTGATTCTTGACCCCTTCTGCAAATTGCTACCGGCTTCGGTGCTCACATGCAGAATTGCCTTCAGGTTGTTCACGGAGGGCTTCAGCTGGCTTGACCTGTCCGAATACTCAAAGAAGTGCCCATCGATTGTGCTCCTGTCTTCAATGAGGAAATTCTCAGCTTCAAGGCTTCTCATCAGGCCACCTGCATCAGGCAGGCCGCGTTGGGATCATAGGAAACCAGGAGCGGCGCGGATTGAATCATGATGTAACGGTGGCTGGGATCTTCGTTTTCCCAGCTTTTCAGAAAGAACGGCATCGCCTTGAGCTGGGCCTTGCGGTCTTTGATGGCTCCGAAGTGACGAACACCATCTATGGATTTCCCAATCAGGAGGGCTTCACCTGGATCAAAGAACTGTTTCTCGCGGCCATCATCGAGATAAGTGCCGTAGTGTACGAATACGTTGTAGTCACCGAAGGAACCCTTGTACTGGATGTCCTCTGATTGCTCCTTGGGCGTCAGGACGACCGAAGAGTCCACGTTGCGAAGCAAGGTGGCTGCCGCTCTCACTTCTTTGTTGTTGCGGAAGAGAGTCCAGGCACGAGAGCCGAGAATAAGGTCGTTGGCCCGCGCATTGCGATTGGATTTGGTTGCAACCCTGCGACTTTTGTCTTCGAGGAACTCGGTCATGTTGAGATCAAGGTTTGTCCATTTTTGATCGTCAGGCAGATTGGCAATCGTGAGGTCTGGATCACGGCCAAAATCCAGCTGAGCACTGAGGCCTTCGCCGATGATCGTGGCTTTTCCAGTTTTGCAAACCTCCGTCGCCATGACTTCGAGACGATTCTGCAGGCGTTCGCGCAGCCTCTCCGTATCCAAAACCACATGTAGACGCATACGCTGCTCGGCGCTAAGGGAGCCACCGAAAGGCTCGCCTGCAAGACGCTTCAGTGGGCGCTCAGCATCATGAACAACTTTTTCCTTCACATACGCAGGTTTATACGATTTTGTCTCGTATCCTTCGTGTGTGAGGAGCTTGCCCTGATGCAGAGGATGCACGAAAGGAGAGATGCCTTCGGAGGATTCGACGACGTCGAAATAGACTTCCTCGGATTCATGGGTGACTTCAGTTGGAAAGTATCTATTGAGAAAGAAGCGGGGCTGGAGCTTCAGCCGGTTTACCACCCGATGCAGGTGGTAGGTTGTGTAGATCGGAAGAGTCAAATTAAACCTTACAAAAAAATCCATAACGGAGCAGCCAGTTCGCAGGCTGCGATTAAAATCAGAGGTGGTGTGGGATTAACCCTGAAAAAAGATCGATCTCAGTTCCAGCTTTTCCTTGATGCTGGCTATCGTATGCCCTTTGCCAAGAATCACGCCCCCTGGAAAGAAAGATCCTGTGAGGTAAGCAATCGTCTGGCGATCGCCCTTACTGGCATCAACGTCTTCGGCCAGGATTCGGCATGGATCTTCACTGCCATCCTTGATTTCTGCGTCTGCATCGTTGAGCCTTTCCGAGATCACATATTTACCCGAGCCGGATATCCTGCCGAGCACGGTACCCCGTTTGAGGTTTTGGCCAGCTTCAAGAGTGATGGTTTCCGAGAGTAGGTTGAAATCGCCTGCGATTAGATCAAGAGGCTGATAGGACGCCACATCCCCGAATTTTGGTTCATATCCCATGTTCACCTCACGCCACAAGGCCGAGCTTGATGGCCAGTTCAACGTCGGCATCAGCCCCGTCGTCTTCCAGTGCATCCTGCTTTTTGGATGTCACGTTATCCAGCAGCCGGTCGGCCTCGACCAATCGCGTAACGCCTGCTTTGGCATCCCGGTCGGCCTCCGTCAGAACCTTAAATGCTGCCTCCTCCACACTACGCCCTTCGTCGATCAAAGAGTCGCAAAACTGCTGGGATACCCGCCCCCGACAAAGGCTTTGAATGGTGACAATCCGTTTTCGTTCCTGGACTCTGATCTGCTCCTGTGCCGACGTATCGTTTTTGATCGCAGGCTCGGAACCCGCATCTTCTTTCAGTTCGCTCATTAGACCTTCAAATGTTGCTATATGATCAATCATCCCCCGTATCCGGGCATCTTCGCTGAGGAAAGTTGCGCCTTGTCCAAAGGATTTCAGTACGTTTTCGATCGCAGTGGCGCGATTTCTGGCCACTTTGCCGACAAATATCTCTCCAAGGCTATCCACGATGCGCTGGACTTCGCGGGCTCCAGTTTCTGTCGCAGGATCCGCATTTTTAAGTGGGGATTGGGAACTCACAAAGCGAAGCTCGGATGGATCGCTTTTCGATCGAAGAACAGATTGGACGCCAATGCTGCCAATCATGGCTGTTTCAGAAGCGACGATGCGATTGCACGCCGACGCGAT